CGCCCTTATGTCACTCTGTGCTGGGGTATCCCAGTTAGGAGCGACACGAGGTTTTGCCCTGTAGTACACTTTCTTCGGAAGAAGTGGTATACCAGTAGGGTTAACCGATCCCTGTAATATCGAAATCAACAACCCTGACGGGTTGAAGATCCGAGGCTTAAACGACCTAGGAGTCAAGAGCTTCCAATCCTTGATTAGGATATGCTTGGTAGGAGCCGGCGTCCACGCAGAGTACAAAATACTCTGCGTTGCCGGGTCAAACTTTACATTCCTCAAGAGACTGAAAGGCACCTTGATACCCGAGTCGTCATTCTCCCAAATCGGCACGGCTCTGTACTTAACCTTTGAAGTTAGGTAGGAGACGAGTCGACGCAGAAGAATACCTGTTCTACTCGAGAACAGATTTAGCTGATTTATTACAGCGTAGAAATCTTGCGGCGCGTCGAGTGACTTAACGTACACTCCACGCAGGTTCCTACCATTAAAGTAGTCGCCACCACAAGACTCCCTGAACGGACCTTCGAGAAAGGTCTTGTCTTTGTTGATTGTGAAACCAAGCAGATGGAGAAGTCGAAGCACCTTCCGGCTAATAACCGTGGGTACGACGATATCATCTCCATTCACGCCAAAGTTTCCTTCACCAACACCGAACGGTCGATCGGGTGCCAATCCGGTCAATCGAAAGGCAGACAGTACGACTGCAGTAAACAAAAGTGTTTGGAGGGGGAAGGTATAACCATTCCCCATCGTGGACACCATGTGCAACTGCAGACTCCTCCCATCTGGGAGTTTCGAACAAGGGCTCCTGAGCTTCACCAAAAGATTGTAAAAATCTCTAGGCAAGGCCCATTCGAGCATCTTGAGCGATATGGAGTCGCTCGCCGAGGACAGATCAATCGTTACGAAAGATCCATCCCACGAGCCTCTCCGAGCAAGCTCTCTATTCTTGAACTGCTGAAACTCGAGGTCTATACCCCAAAATTTCTTCAGCCGAGAATTTAGCACATTGCCAAGCCCCAACTGATAAAACATATTCAGCGAGGGCTCAACGCAGATGCTACGAGAGATTTCGTCGTTCTTCGGAACAAAATCAAGACGGTTACCTTCCACTACACTTGGGCCCGCATAAGATAGAGACCGAGTTAACTCGGCATTCGACCATTCTGCGGACTGACGGATGTAGCGTTTGTACCAATTGTACAAACTGAGATCAGTGGTAGCCAACTGACTGGAGAATAGCTTCGTATAGAAGTCACCTCCAATCGAGCCGATGGCAGACCCAGGACCATGACCTCCCCTTTCGAGGATATCATAGTAAGAGTCTACCAAAGGATCTTTGCGGTTCGGATGCCAAAACTCCCAAAGGGCTTGTCGAAACTCGCCCAATAAGAGATCGTCACCGAACTGCTGATTTGTCACCAACTCCCAAGTTCTGCAAGATGTGTTTACTTGTTCGAACTTTTCTAAGGCACGCCGCTTTGTCTCCACGGTGAGATTTCCCAACCATTTCTTGGTTAGGGACCTCGCTATGGAAGCTGCTGCACGCTCCTTATAGGAGATTCCGGGCCAGTCTTCCTCACCACCTTTGATGCGATCTAAGGCGATAGGGTCGATTTGCTCGGAGAGATCTTCAAGAAGGCGCGAAGTTAACGCATGAGGGACAACGCCCATAAATGCTACCTCTGCAAAGTTGAGCTTTAAAACATTGCTAGTTTATCCCACGGAATCTTCGAGGGTTCTATGAGCCCCGTTAAAACCGCGAGAGACACAGCAATATACGCGAGGTATTTTAGCACCTCACTCAGGTAAGGTCGGACTAGCTTCCGCTCTTTTTGGAGCGGACAAGTCTCACAAGTAACCTTAAAATTACTTCCAAGACGAGCTTTCCAACCATACGGGACGTTTGGCTGGCGTTTTTCACGCTTACCATACGCCGGCGACAACGGAATCTCCATAGTCTGCTGACTCTTCAGCCAGCACGCCCATGAAGAAACTGCTGAGCGCACGAATGTTGACTGCATCGTTGGTTTCCGATCCAGCAGGGATCTCCGCAATTACGCGGATATTCCCGACACGGATCGTTCCAGCCGAGTCAATCTTCAGTCCCTTCCTGAACAAAAGCTCCACCTTGTTCAAGGGAACATTTCCGTAGGCACCGGTCACCGGATTCTTCGCAGGAAGAGCCTTATAAGGGCTCTTACGAACGAGAAGGGTGAACGGGTCGCCGTTGGTGTTTTCCCTCGCGCCAGTCTGTGTACCACCGCAAGCGGTGACCACATACTGTCGGGCGTTCGGCACAGGAGCAAGGTCGGCCGCCAACGTATAAGTCGGCGACGTAAAACCCGTCTGCGCAGCACCGGTAATTGACGAATCAGGACTCCACATTAGTGGGTTACCTTAGTGATTGAGAATGAATGTCCGCCCCTCTTTAAAGGCGAACGGAACGCCGAGTTGACTCAAGTTGAGTGGAAAGACCTAAAAGGTTCAACCACTTCGTCGACGACATACCAGGCACTTCCAACTCAAGAGAAGGAAGTGTAGGTGTGACGCTGGCGAATCTTTCAACGTTTGTCTTCTCGATATAAGAGGAACCAGGAACTCCTTGGGTACTAATGAAATAGGTATTCGGGGAAATCGTAGGCGAACAGTAGTACTTGGTGTTGATCGCAGTGATCGACCCAGTACGCCTGATCGTTTTCGACGTCCACTTAGTCCCTATCGATCGGTATGACCAAGAAGAAATTATGTCACCAATATTGGTGAAATAATCCACAAGGAAGGAGTACGGTATGAGCTCCCATAGAGATGGAATGAAGTCTTGAGGCTTAAAGCCGTAGACATGAGAATTCGGAACGCCATTGCCACTATGCTGGTAAATACCATAGTAGTGACAGCTGACGCTTTCGAACTCATTCTTCCCCCACGAGACTATATGGCCGGCACCAACGTCAAGCGAATCCGACAAGTCAGTCACCGTTCTCTTCTCATCGTAACCCCTACCGTGGACCATTTCAAAGGTCGGACGGATGAGGTCACTAGAGTAAAAGGCGGTAATGGCATTATCGATATCTGCTATCAGCGGACGCCAGCCAAAAGCATACTCCAACCAAGTCTTCCTCACCCATGTAGTCCGTTTACGTTTAGGGATCGACCGGCCACGTCTCTTGACAGTGGTAAGGTAATCCCCAATGCCGCGACGGAGCGCATGGGCTGGGTGTCTGATAAGGTTAAGAGCCTCTCGCAACTCACCTGCAAAAACGAAGCCTTGAAACTTCGTCACAAGTGAATTTGCTGCAGAGTAGTACCTCGTCAGGGCCTGGTTATTTGCCGAAGTTTCAGCCATCTCATTGAAGAAGGGAGGCAGACCTAAGTAGATCAAACCACCCTCCAGTTCCACCTCGCGAGAGCCGAACGGAGCCGGGAAACTCTTGTGCTGTATGCTATGCTTCAGAGAAGCAGGGCTAGCCTTGAAATCCCAACGTGTCCCCGTCAACCCAGTAGTAGCATTATCGCCATTAGCTATGAGCTGACGCCAATTGGCCTGTCCTTCGCCTCGGGTAACACTATTCACGGGAGAATGTTTTCTCGTGATAGTGACCTTTGGGTCGAGATGACCATCGGCGCCAGCAATATACCAATACGAGTAATCTACTCCAAGGATCGAACTATGAGATGACATAAAACCTCTGCTCTTTTATGAGCAAGAGAGAAGGGTTACAAGAACCCAAAATGACGGGCTAACGCCCGTCACACCAACCATGATTAAATCATGGTTAGTACCTAAAACTAGCGAAGTAAGGCATCATAATCAACGTTCTGATCCTGAGCCTGCATTGTGATCATCAGGGCTTTCAACAGCCTGCGATAATCACTTTCAGGAAGGACCATACGATGAGTGATACCAAACTCGTCAGTCAAGGTACCTTGTAGCACTAACCCACCATTGGGGAGTTCGTGCCACATTACGGACCAGCTCCAGTCAGTTGTTCGAAAACAAATGGCATGGATTTGGTTGTAAGTAAGCATAGGAATCTCCAGATGGTTAGGTTATTACGCTACAAAGAGGGGGCCCGAAAG